ATAAGCAGGGTGTGGACGGTAAAGTTCCGCACCTAAAATCTTTGGAAAGTCGTTCTCCTGGTCTCTAGTTTCTTAGAGGGGTGGACTATCTCTTCATCCCTGTGGGATGCCGGACGCTAAATCTGGTATTACGTAACAAGAACGTGTTACCCCCAGTAGTCTCTGCACCTTCCAATCACGCTTGATTGGCTTGGCTCAGGATTACCCTCGTCTTTACGTTAGGGCTTCCCTGAATTCATCCAGTTTGCACTCATCGATTGCTCGGTGAGGTGACAACGTTGAGCGTTCAGTTGAGGCGTGTTAAGCTTGGAAATCTGTTTATGAACAAAATGAATCCAAAACTTGTACCCGGATTTGGTAATCTTTACTTGACGGAAGAAGGAAAAGCTTTTGAAAAACAACTTGATCCCGACAATCAAGAATATTTTCAAGAGATACCCATTCGCTCAACCAGTGTTTATGACCGTCTTTCAGTTCTTGTAGATGGAAAAAGAAAAAGATTCAATCTCCATGTTTTGATGGCCGTTGCTTTTTTGGGGTTGGATCTGCGTTCCCATGGAACCAGTAACTTTTCCCTGCAAGTAGATCACAAAGACAATGACAAGAGGAATAATCGACTTGACAATCTTGAGATCGTTACCAAACAAACAAATCTAACAAGGGCCTGGAAAACGGGTTGTTACAAGAACAATGGTTTTGCCAGTAAAGGGAAGCCGAAGAAGTCTTTGAGAAAGTTTTCTTCGGAAGACGTGGCTCAAATCAAAGCTTTAAAGGAAGCTGGTCTTTCTTATAGAAAGATTGCTGAAAAGTTTGACTGTAACCACGGAGCTATTTACCAAATCTTGAAGGGCTACACCTACCAGGATCTGAACTAGCTATCAATGAACACTTTGGTTTATCCTCCAGTGTCAGTGTTTTTATCGGGTGAAAGATAAAGACACATGTGTCTTATCTAACAAAAATTTTAGCAGGTGGTAACTCAAAAGTTACATGTACTGCATGGTCGGCACGCCCATACGCGCCATACTGGTGTTGTTGGAACCGTAGCTTTCGGGGTCAATTGGTGCACCTTGCTGGAACCCAGGGATGCCCATGGCACCGGCAAGGCCACCAGCGGCTAAACCGCCGAGACCAGCAGCACCTGCGGCAAGGGGAACACCAGCAACTGCAGCTGCCTCTTGACTAATGCCACGGTTGATGACATCAGCCACAGGACCCATTGCGCCACGAGCAAATGCGGCACGCTTGCTGCCAGCTGGGGCAGAAGCACCAATAGCACCAAGGCCTTCAATTGCTGTAGATGCAGCAGCTGCACGAGCAGGACCGGCATATTTACCAGCCAGACGTGCGGCGCCAAGAGCACCACGGGCACCAAGACCTGCAGCTACGCCGCCAAGTACAGCACTACCTGGATCTTCGCCCTGTGCGGCAAGAGCCCCGCCTGCCAGAAGACCGGCGGCGACGGGGACTCCATATGCAAGACCAGGACGACGTTGTCCTAATGGTTGCATTGCCTCACTCCATCACGAAGAGTTTGTTAGACACGGTGCCAGGCTGAGCTTGGTTCAGAACGCGCCAGGCATTCTGGGGATCACGCGCCATCATGTCGTTGAAGGTGCCCCAGAAGTTGGTGGGTTGCTGAGGAGCAGCTGCAGCAGGAGGAGCAGGGAACTCGCCATAAGCATACGGATCAACCTGCTCGGTTGGGTAACCATAAGCTTCCAGATCTTGCTCACCTTCGTGAACAGGATATGGACCTTCAGGACCAAAGAAGCGAATGGTGTAATCGCTCAGCACATCAGGGTTGGTCAGAATCTCGTTATAGGCAAGATTCTCAGTGTGAGACTGGGTAGCAAATTCGGCATACTCTTGAAGAGTACCGGTCATTTCCTGGCCCCAGGCAACGGCGCTATCCAGCAGGCCTTCGAGTTGAAGGGCGTAATTATTTAGAATTGCGGGAGCTTCGCTTCCGAACGCTGCGATTACTTGCTGGCTTTCCAGGCTCAGACCCTCCGAGGAGGTTGGGGAAGAGCTGGGCGAGTAAGCCTGGTTGGTTGACCAAGTCTGCGGAGCCGATTGTTGCGTAGCTTGGCTGCTCACCGAACCGTAGTTGGCTTGGCCGTAGCTCGTCGTCGGAGCTGATGGTTGACCCTGGAACGGGGATTGAACTGGTGCGCTCAGTAGATTCACTACTTTGTTGAACGCCGACTCCCATGGGTTCCCCTGTACTTCCGCCGGTTGGGATTGGGGGGCGTACTGAGTAGGGGCTGAGGGTTGGTAAACCGGGGCCGCCTGAGGTGCTGCCACCTGGTAGTTCACCGGGGCTGCTTGGTACGAGACCGGGGCTTGGCTCGGCTGGTAAGACGGAGTCACGTAACTGCTCGGCGCTACTGCCGGAGTCGGGCTCGTCTGTGGGATCGATTGGACGGTAGCGTCCTGCATAACTCATCTCCTTTTGTAATGCTTCTAAAGTTCGATACAGATATGGAGTTAAATCCAACCTGGGATCGGCAGCCATCGGAAGGTTTGGCGACTGCGGGTGAGGGGTCTGCATCAGGCCGCCCACCAGGCGAGAGAATTGGGCAAAAGCGCCCTGTAGTTCACTCACCATCCTGAACGGAAACCCAGATAACATCTCGGCCCGTTCCTCATCCGTTTTAGACGGGAAGAGGTATTTCAGTGCTTCAATGCTATCAACACCTAATTCTTGCAAGTTGCGTACCACAATTGAGTTGTTAAGTACGTCTTGCGTGGAATCCTCGTAAACAGGTCCTGTCCACCTCCACAGCATAGTGACATCACCATCTGGAATGAGGCCCGTTACACCAGGGGGAACAGTTTGGGCTTGGATAGCAGAATTAATCGCTTCTTGCACCAAGGCTTCAAATTGTTCTGCAGCCTGTGTATAGCCGTCTCTTTCTTCTTTGGTTGCACCAGAGGGTGGTTCCACTGGACGTTCAATACCAAGAGCAGCCGCTAACGACATGCGGAACAGCTGTTCTTCTTGATAAATAATTAGTTCAAGACAACGGCAGACACCATAGGTGTAAATAGCATTTGCTTTTTTCTTGGATGTGGCAGACACACGACCAAACAAGGACTTGTATTCGGTTGCGGTTACGCCTGCAGAAATAGACAGTTCATCTACACCCCCAAGAGCAGTACGAATTTCTTCGCGGTACTGGCGAGCAAAATTATTTTGGTCTCCAGTGATGGCATCTGGAACAATGTAGCCAACACGGTCATTTGGCTCCAGGTTTGCAATCACGCGTGGAACACGAATCTGACCATCAACGCCACGGGAGATTGGATCAGACTTAAAAGTAGACCGACTCAGGGGGCTCGCTCCAGCAAAGCCAGAGTTTGCAGCAATAGAAGGACGCTGTACAACAGAGTCCCCGCCTGATTCCATCAGGTCTGTCTTGGGGCGAGACGAAAGGAGTGTTGGGTTACCAAAAAACTGAACGTTCTTACGCATGGTGCGCACCAAGTCATCGTGCGTGACGATGTGATTGGCTAAAGCATCAAACTCACCAACGCCTTCTTTAGAGAAGCCCTTGGGGTTGTTGAAGATTTCAACGCAAGGAATGAAACCTAGAGAGTTTTTAAAAGACTTAGAGCGCCCTGGCGCCATTGCGGCAGGCATCTCAAATGACATCTCAGCATCTGAGTGCGTCTCTTCGATCTCGTTGGCCTTGATCGAAAGGCGGATATAACGCTTGGCTCCAGGCTCACCTGTAAGTGACGAACCTGTTGCGTTGGCTACGTTGATGCCGTCATGAACGCCGCCCGCCTTACGCACCTTGTAGCTATAGATGATCACCACTTCTTCGAGTTCACCGTCTACGTTGTAGTAGCTGCGGTACTCGTGCTCCCTGAAGTAGTAAATACGATAGTTTTGCTTTGTGGGACGAATATAAAAAATACCCTTGCCATCACAAAGGAAATAATCCCAGATGGAATCAAGGCGGATATCAATTTGATTGTATTTAACTACGCGATCAATAAAGTCTTTGCGTTGAGCACCAAAGTTATCTTGTCCGGGAAAAAACTCAACCCCTTGGCGAATGCCAAAAAGTTTCATCTGCGCTAGGTGTGACGCAACAACACCAGTATCTACAACCGTACCAGAGTCTTTTTCGAGGTACGACTCAACAATTTCGTCAAGCCTGGCCTTAGCGTCGACAGCCATTAACTATTTTCCTCGTTACTTTCTTCAATCTTAGCAGTTTTCTTTTGTTGTTTTTTGTAATGCAACCAGCGTTCAAAATACATAAGTTCTGCTGGCGCAAAAAGCTCAGGGTGTTCCAGGGCTTTCTTTGCTAGCTTTTTCTTTTTCATTAGACGCCTCGCAAGCCAGTGCCACCCATGCTAGTGCGTTGCATAATATCTTGAATTGCTTTATCAATTTGCGGGCCAGTCCCCATTTCGCCTTTTTGCAAAGAGCGAAGAAGGATTTGATCATCTGCACGTTCTTGCGCTGAATACGGAGGATCCATGCTAATTGGCTCAAATGCCTGTCCGTACTGGGGACCCCCAAAAAACTGTGCATTTTGAAGGCCGCCCAGATTACCAATCGATCCCATTGGATCACTGACAGGCACGGACGCACCTTTTAATTTTGGCCCGTGAATTTCCTTGAAGCGCTTCAGGACATCCCCTGGAGGAATATTTTGAATTTTGATTCGGTCGGCTTCGTTCCAAAACTGTTCTTGGGACATTGGAAAACGTGGATCTTCTCCCACGGGAATGCCACCGATACTTGAGTTATTAAAAACTCCTGCGTTCCCCATGCCTACGGGGCCTCCGCCGTAATACCGCATCTGCCTTCTAGCTATTGTTTGTATTCTACTCTTCTATAACTTCATAGCCAGATGCCTCGTGCACCTTGGAAATTACGATACCTTCTCCACGTACGTCCCAGTTAAGAATATCTCCTTCCTGCCAGCCCAGCTCTTCAATTACTTCTTCAGGAAACGTAATATACAGCTCTCCGTTTTCGTCCTCCTGGACCTCAAGGATGTAGCTCATTTCGACAAAATCTTTTCCATAAGCTTATCAAGTTTATTATTGATTTCGCGAAAATTATCATGCATTTCTTTTATTTCTCTTAAAAAGTCAACTTTAAGTACATACTCCATTGGCATGCGGTTGATTTGGTCTTCCAAAATATCAATCCTTCTCTTTTGAGAACTAGTGTAGCTGAAGGATTGTTGTATCTCTTTGCTTTGGCGCAATAAGATTTTATTTGCAACCCAGCTACCACCAGTAACTGCGGAAATAATGGCCGTCAAGCCAATCGCTAAGTATTCCGGACCCACAACAAAAATGCTTTTCTTCTAATTCTAGGTTTAGTAATCAAGCTGAAGTTGCCCTTTTCTAGCTAGACCAGTGACCAACCAGACGAGAGCGTCGACACAGTCATCGTGACTACTAACACCAAAGTTTGTAAGCTCTTCAAACATGTTGGTGAAATTACGGTAGCGATTAAAGACAATCTTCCGGTCTTCAAACATACCCATAATGCCACGGAAACGAGCAAGTTTGTCAGCACGGAAGCCTTTGACCGGGTGCCAGATCAAGTTATAAAGACTCTCTTGGTTCAAACAGACACGCTTGAAGTCAGCTTCTAGGGATGCCTGGTACTGCACCGCCTCACTCCATATGTCGCAAGTGGAATAAGTGGGGAAGTAATTACCGTCGTTATCTTTACCAAGAATTGACCAGTCGTTGAGCAGTTCTTTTAGGGCATCTAGTTTTTCTAAGTTGCCCATGACGCGTAAGCGGCGGTAGTCAATAATATGAATGCGGTCGCCAATGCGACCACCCAAAACCATAACGGTGTAATCGTTCTTTTCCTTAGTACCAGCAGACAAGTCAACCCCAATACCAAGCGTGTCAAACTCCGTTGAAATTTCCGCTTTTACAATCAGCTCAGGCGCCAACGACAACTCGTTTTGCCTGATGACTTGGTTCATGTACTGGAAAGAGAAAGCAATAGGTGCTTGCCTTTTCTTTTCCTTTAAGTAGTCCAACGACCACATGTCTGGCCAATAAGAAAGTTCATCCCCTGTCTTGGGATCATTTTGAATGGCCGAGAGGACAATCTGGGTCCAATTGTTTTGTTCGTTGAATGTAGTGGAATGAATGTCGTCATGTCGGAAGCGCGTACCAAGGCAAATTGCCCTTGCACCTTCAAACATGGTGGGTGCGATCACAGCATTCCAGTTATCCTGCATCATCTTTCTGATGTCAGGGTTAGAAATATCTGCGGCTGATTTAATAGCGTCATCAATCATGACCAGGTGTGAACGCTTGGAGGTCACTGAACCCTTAAGGCCTGCAGCGCAGAGGGTAAACTGTTCATCACCTGTTACGTCAATGCCAGCAAACTTATGGTCAATTGACCAGTACTCATTGCTGGTGACGTTTTTTAAAAGACGTACTTCAGGAAAAACTTCTTGATATCGCTTGCTTTCAATGATTCGCTTGATGGTTGCCGACTTGGAACGGGCAATATCAACCGTATAGGACAAGTAGAGGATCTGTAAGGGCCTCTTAGCTTGTGTATGGATACCAATGGCCCAAGCGGTCAGGAGGCCCAGGACGGTGCTCTTAGCTGACCCACGGGGCGCAAGTAGATCGACGTTAGGCCCAGCAATTCGCAAAAGACAACTACTGTCCTCTTCTGTTACAAAGTGCCTATGCCAATCTTTGTGGTGCTGGGCAGGAGGTTTGTCCGCTACATACTCACAGAAAAACCCAAAATCCTCTCGTGCCTTTTTGAGGGACTCAATATCTTTATGAGGTTTGATTGAATAGTTTTTAGAGGCAGCGCGTGCGTTCCTTCGATAAGCCAGGTGAAGATAAGAAGGCACGGATACTATTCAATCAGTTATTGAATACTAACTCAGTCTTCTTCTCTACTGCGCTTTTTATTTTTATACTTGCGTGCCCTGTCCAATGCAGCACGACGTTTTTCCTTATCGTTCATCTCACTACCGTCTTCTTTTTTGGCCTCCCTTTTCTTGAAGTGCTCAAGAAGTTGAGGCGGCATTTTACCTTTGGCCATAGCAACTGTTTTCTTTTATTTTAGTAGTGGTTCACTCTTCTAGTTGCATACGAGCCCAAACGCTCATACTTGCTTCGTGAAGAGGCGACTCAATTGGGTCGTCCTTGAAGATAAACATTAGCTCCCGAATAGCGCGATCAGCGCCAGCCATTAACAGGCCTTTGCGATCTTTTATGGAAGTGTACTGCTCAACCTGGTTAATAGTCCCACGTAGTTCCTTTTCCATTGCTGCAATACGAGCAACGCCTGAATCACGTTTGACACCAAGGTTTTCAATGTCCTCACGAAGTTTGCGGATGTCTTCCCGCATTTCCTCGATTTCTAGAAGAAGCGTTTTCCTGTGGTCTGGCTTTGGGTATTGTCCCTTGATCCAAGCTTCACACGAAATTATGTTTCCTACATAACCAAGGAAGCGGGCGTAGAGAAAGCATTCAATAAAAGAATAATTCTCGCAAGAGAATGCATGAAAAGATTCTTGAACATCCTCTGGCTGCTCAAGAAACCAATCTTCAAAAGCACTGATATCAATGCTTATTGAGGGCTGGGTATTTTTAATACTTGTAAGCCTCTTTTGCTGAACGCTCACTCCAATCCTTCTGACGACGTTTAGAAGATTCTAGCTCGCCAAGTAAGTTTCTAAAGAGATTTGGATCAAAAGAACCCTTGTCTTGTTCTGTTGCAAAAGATTGCAGCCAATCATCGTACTCACTTGCACCAGTCTCTTGAGGCTGTTGTTGTTGTTGCTGTTT